ATAAAATGAATAACCCGCCATTCGTAGATTGAACCCTATTAACTTATCAATATCATTTGTCTTATTAGAATCAATGATTATTTTTTTAATCTCAGGAATTATAGAATCTAATTTCATTGGCTAAATTTTTCGTTATAATAATCAAAGGCATATTGAACCATTCTATTAGTAATCTCAGACTGGTGTATCATTGATAGTGAATTAATGCTAATAGATTTACCTGAACGGTCAAAGATGTAAGCCTCTAGTAATTCTTTTAAATCCCTAGTAGTACATTCTCTTTTTTTATAACCGTAGAATATTTGGTAAAATCTATCTTTATTCATTTACTATTTGCTTTAGTTTTCTAGTGATGTCGCTAAGCGTATATTTACTTCCCTGTGTAATTGGATCGGGTTGGTAATCTTCTAAGAACCTTTTAATATCATTTGCTCTCTGCCAAGTTAACCCATCCCTTAACTCAATTATGAGTGAGTGCCTCAATCTCTCGTCTATTGAGGCACATTCTATCATTCCCTCTATCATTGACTCAAACCATACGCCTATTAACTCAGGCTTAGGAGAATCGTCTAGTAACTCATCAATCCATTCCATCTACTGGCTCATTAGTTCTAGTGAAAGCATCTGCCTCATCTTCGCCAAATACACCTAACTGATAGAAACCTACCATTTTTAATACGCAACGTGACAAGGCTCTTTTTTCAGCCATAGAAACGATGTACTTATTTTTGCAGTTCTCAGGGGATGCTTCGCCATAAGTTTCAATTTGTAAATCGTAGGCAATACCTTTTTCAGTTACTAGCTTTTTCGTGCCGGTAGCTTTGATAACTACGAAATCCTTAGCTAACATCTCAGAAGTAAAGGAAATTTCAATCTTATTTTTATACTGGATTTTCTCAATACCTGAGCGGGTAATTATCACATAACCCTGAGGAGATTTAAATACGTCCTCTTTTTCTAAACCATTCTCTAGGAATAGTTTTTTTAGTGTTTCTCTTTTGTCCATTGTGTTTTGTTTTTGTTTGTTTTTAAAATGGTAAATCGTCATTAGATTCTACTACTTGCTTCTTTACTTGCTCAGTATATGCACCCGCTTTAGTTTCATCCTTTTTAGTAGCTGTGAAATCATTTACAGATAGGTAATACTTACCGCTATCTTTTGATTCCTTTAAATCTAGTTTAACGGTGTCACCTTGTGATTTTAGCCACTCGATTAACTCAGCTTTTTTAATACTTAAATTAGCCTTAATGAATGAAGGTGCTTTATCATTTGGTTTGAAGGCACTAATGCCTGTTGGGAATTGTACGTTGCTCATAATTTAATTAATTAAAAAGTTTGTGAAAAAATAACCTCTTGTTTTGGATAACCTTTTTGCTCGTGGTTTTCGATAAGGATATTCATAAAATCACAAGCCTCCTGCTCAGTTGTAAATAGCTTGTGGTAATTTGTTAATCCATTTGCATCGGTAGTGTAAATACAATAGTAAGTAGTACCGTCTAATTTAATGTCTTTGATAATTTCGAATTTCATAGTGTTTTGTTTTTAATTGTTTTACAAATTTAATAATTATTTAGAGAAATTGATGCCTTTGGCTAAAATAAATTTATCGTCCATTACAGATAAATAATGATGCTTAAACTCATTTTTACTTAGATCAAAGTAACAATGAATAAATAGGTAGTCACGTTCTAACCACACCTTGCATCCTGATTTGTTACAGTTAATCTCTGTTACTTTGTAACCGCCTTTTTCGGCAGCTTCAAAAATACTTAAAATTGATTTTTTCATTTTGTTTTGTTTTAATCGTTATAGTTTTCCTCAATGTTATTTGCAATATCTTCTAAAAGTCTTTTGTTACCTTTTAAGTTATCTAATAACTTAGTAACATCACGCCCATTGCGTTCAATCTTCTCAATCTCAAAGTAACCGCCTTCTGAGGGTTGCCAGTATGTAGCTTCTGTATATTGAGTAAAATAACCAGTTACCTCTACATTCATAGTAGTTAGGTTGCCGAATAATTCTAGTTGGATAATCATACAGTTGCTTTTAAAATTACTGACTTAATAAACTCATCCGCCTCAGGAGTTAAATTTCTACAATTTAAGTAAGCGCACATTAAAGCCTCTAATAATTCAGGAGCAGAAGCAATTAATTTAGTGTTAGCTATTTGCTCTTCATAAGTGGCATCGTTAAAAGATGAACCTGTAAAAGATTTAACCTCGCAGATTCTTATTTGATTTTCAGTAATAATAGTGGATTCAAGTTCGTTAGACTTTAATATAATCCATTTGCCCTGTGTGTGTTTCGTTTTCATATTATTTGTTTTTTGTTTCTGCGAAGTAAAGGCAATTTTTTAAACCCTACAAATAATTTAGACCTAAACCGATTTAGGTATCGACTAAAAACACAAAAGCCACCTTTTAAAGTGGCCTTCGTGAAACAATAGAAACAAAACACATTACAAATTTATATATTTTTTTAATATAATAAAAATTAATGCACCTATAATTAACCAAATCCAAAAAGGAATTACCTTCTTTTCTACAATCGTCTTACTATTAGTGCTATCCTTTACCTTCATTTCCTTTCTAACCAATTCCACTAATCTACTATTGGCATCGCATTGCATCTGTATATTACCGTAGGCATCCTTATACCACCTCAGAGAAGCTATTCCGTTAGTGTCCTTAATATAGTGCCACTTGTTTACTGGCATCAATACAATCGAATCTTTATAAATAGTATTCGTTACACTTGCGCCCTGAATCATAGAATCTCTTCGTATAATCTCAGTAGTATGATTAGTGATAGTTTCAATAACTGGAGGGTACTTTAATAAACATTTTTGTTTACTTACGCATCCAATAGTGCTTAATAATAAAAAAGTGATAAGCACCCAAAAGGCTAATATCAGTAAATCATTATCGTTAAAAAATTTTAATCTCATAATTTATAGTTATCTAATAAGTTTACAAATTGTATAACATCCCTAACATTCCTAACCCTTTTAAATACACCTCCGCCATTGGACTGGCTACCTTTTTCTCCTGCACTTGTGTTACCTTCGATACAAGTAAATGTTTTTCCCTTGTCTAGCCACGAATGGAATATTCCAACGTGATCAATTACTTTATCCTGTTTAAAATCAAAAATAACTATATCGCCTTTTATCGGGTTATCAGTTTCCCACCTCTTAGCTTTAGCCTTATGGTATAATGTAGGCACGTAATGAAAGCCTATTTCGGTATCAATATATGGCAAAGTCCAACCTGCAAAGTGATACACATAACTTACAAAAGTGCCACACCACGCAAAAGGTTTACTATTTTTAAAATAGGTATGCCCTTCGATATAATACCAGTCATTATATTTTACCACATTCGATTCAGGCGGACTTTCTAAAGTTCCTAGTTCCTGTTCTGCCATTGCTATAATAGAATCTCTAATCATTTTTTAAAATATTTTCTTAGTTTTTCAAATTGCTCATCAGTTATAAATTGAGGATATACCGGTAAGTTTAACTCATTTATTTCTTTTTCTGTAAGTTTAATGTAATAAATTTTATCTAAATAATTAAAATAATATGTAGCCTTTTTCATATATTAAGGTTATTATTATAAGTTAATGTAGTTATTCTTTTTCATCCTCAGGTAAGTTATCCATATAATCACATAACTTTTTATATACACTCTCAGGCTTACCAATAGCATAAACACTATTACCACTCTCGAAAACTACAATAGTGAAATACTTTTTAGTGCTTCCGTCTTTCGTTAGTAAATAGCTAGGTTCAAGGTGCATAATTGGATCAGCCATTAAATTAAAAAAACCAATATCGTTTTTAAATTCGCCATCGCCATCATTATTTAACCTAACTTTTTTTAATACATCGTCATCCTCTTCATCGTCAAATTCAGATAAAGAACTACGAGTTTGATAAAGTATATTTAACTCAAAGAAATCCATTAGTAAACCTTTCCTTTTATAATAATAAAATTCTCTACTTTAAATGAGCCTGTTAAATGGTCAACCTCTACAATGGCTGCGCCATGATTATGATTATTTAAAGGCATATAAGATGGCTCTAATTCACATAGGCATCCAGTTGACCAACACATAATATTGTTATCGTCATAAACAACGCTATTACTAGACGAAGTTCTATGAAAATGTCCACATAAAGTAGCACGTTTAAAATTTAATGATAAAGTTCTAGCAGGATTAACGCCACCCGCTCCTCTCATTTTATCTCCATGCTCAACAAGTAACTTACCAAAATAACACTTAGAAGCATAAGGTACTTCTACTACTCCATACTCTGCCATTCGTAAAAGAATATCCAACCGAAACTCTTCTACGTCTAGCAACTCAGGAGCTTTCACTCTTAAATATCGCTCCATTCTATTCTCGTGATTACCTTGAATAAAGTAAATAGCGCACTCAGGGAAATCTCTTCTGAGCATAGCAAAGAACTCTCGCCCCATTTCTAACTCAGTTTTTATACTTGTTTTACGGGGATCTTTTTCGTGAAACGATAATTGATAGAAGTCTAGCATATCTCCATTAATATAAATGGAATCTACTCCCTTCTCTTTACCGTATTTTAACGCTCCTACGATAGCATCGTTATCCTGAAAGGGAAAATGTAAATCGGATAAAATTAATGTCTTAGAATAAGCCTTAGGCAATCTCCATAGATTGGCAGTCTTTTTATGCGACTCAGGTAAATCAAATGGATTATAATTGTATGTTTTTTCTCTAACTAAAGATTTATCCTTTAGTTTATTCATTTCATTAGCACCTTTTAATCCTGAGTGCCACCTTAACATATCTCTGCACCTTTCAACAGAATCAAATACTAGAGGCTGTTCTTTATGTATTTTTTTAGCTAGTGTCATTAATGGCGTATTAGGAAACTTCTTTAAATACTCTCTAGCTATTTCGCCATGAAAGGAAACTTTTGCCATTTTGTTTTATTATTGTTTTCGCAAATCTAATCTATTTACCTATCATTTCCAAAGCATCAGTAACATTCCTTATAACCCAATACTTAACTCCTGCACTTTCTACAATTTCTTTAAACTCAATTTCGCCCTCTGTTAATGGTTTATTCCCATCCTTAACTTCTACGATAAAAGTTTGACCACCGTAGAAAACTAATAAATCAAATGCTTTTTTTAACTGTGCTACACTACGAACCTTTGCGCCATGCAACCTTAACGCCTGTACTATCTCAGGTTGGTTTTTGTCTATTTTCGCTGCCCTTATCACGCTTCTTTTTTAGCGTAATATTCGGCAATATTTAAACCTACCTTACCGAGTGCCATAGCACCTAGTGAGGCATAACCTAACCAGTCTATTTTCTCATAGATAGCGAAGCCTGTAATGGTTGTACTTAGTGTAATTAGTGAATCACTTACTACCTTCCAAATATCACTATATCGCTCTTTAAATCCTGTTTTCATTTTGTAAAATACTTTTTCCAAAAGTGTCTAACTATTAATCCTGCAAATGCTCCTACGCCTCCTAAGATAGCAGCCTTTAATATATCTATTCCGAATAGTGCCATTTGTCCGAAGAAGGCTGTAACCCATCCTAGCATCACGCTAAGTAAATCGCCTGTTGTATCTGTGTGATGTGTCATTTTTTTAATTGTTTTACGTCTTCGTATTGGATTAATTCTTTACTCACCCACTCATCAATATCAGCATCTTCCCACGAATCTACATAAGTAAATAAGTTAGTAAATGTAAAGCCAAATTTAGTTTTAACTTCATCGACTAATAGAATTGAAACTACGCAATACTTTAATTGTATTTTGTCAGAAACATTAACAACGGTTATAGTTGGGTTAATTATTTCAATATTAAAATCGGGGAATTTATAATTCATATTTTTATTTTTTTATAGTCCGAAATCTGAAGGGATAAACTTGCGACAATATAAATATTTATTTGTTCCAGTTTTTATTGCTGCTGCAGGAATCCCTGTTGAATTGTTCACTCGAATAGCATTTGTTGTAGCAGACGGTGCAGTTGTAGAACTCCAATAAAACTCAGCGGCTGATATTGAAAATGGTGCGTAATTTAAACCTATTGCACCAACTTCCCAAGATATGATGGTATTATGCTGATTAATGTTTGCTAAAAACCAATCTGTAAAAGTTCCTCCCGTATAAGCATTACACCCATCTATTGCATTATTCCAAGTGTCAATGGCATTTGGTATGCGATACCACATTAACCCAGTTAAATGGTCAACTACAAAATTATTAGTATAGGTTTGACTACCCAATTCCGAAGTGAATCTATTCGTATTTCCCCAAATATTATTATCTGAAAGTGTAGAAAAACTTGCGCCTATTCCTAATTCTAAATCCCCATCGTCACCTGTTCTATAACTCGTAGTTTGACCTGTTCTAGTTGGTTGTTGTCTTTGGATTCTATTAATCTGAGTAGGCGTTAAGTCATCGTTTAAATCCTGAGTAGATAAGGCACTAATTAAAGTACAGGCTAAATTTATTCCTGCTACTTTACTTTCATTACTACCATTAGGTTGCGTTAATGTTATATTAGCAATTTGCCAATTAGCACCAACCTTACTACCTAAATTAGTTCCTGCTGTATTTTTAACTGGTATGTTTTCCGTATCCGGTACTGTAAAACTTCCCCACGTTGAGCCATTAATTAATACATCTACTTCACCTGTGCAATCATTAGGGTTAGGAAATGGAGTAATACTGCCCATAGGTATCATACAATCGCTATTGATAGAATTTACCTCTATGTCAATAGAACACTCCCACCCTGTTACATCGTCTGCTAATTGCTCAGTAAATGGTGTCATTGAGGGATCGCCCGAAACATTAATATCAAATATTGCGTTATGCTTAATAAATTGGATAAAATCAAATAGCGTCTGTTGACAATCTGAAAGCACATCGTTTTGATTCTCTTCACCCTTAGTAACCAAATCCCAACAACGTACATCAAAAGAGTAGATAGTGGTATTTTCTAAAGGAGTTGCCTGAGTTGGAAAAATCCATAAAGTAGGTGTATTACCTGTTACTTTTGGATTACCGTTAGCCTGGTAAACTTCGCCAAATCCAAATGAGTTAATTTGTAAATGCGAATCTGCAAAATCACTAAAGATTTTTATTAATTGATTTAATGAGTAGGTTGCCATTGAATTAAATGTACTATCTTTGAGTTTCGTTTACTTATGACAATAAACAAATTTGTTAATGATAATCACCAATGGTTACTCTCGGTAGCCACTAACATAACAGCAACAGACTCTAACTCTTCTGAATTAAAATATGACCTTTTAAGTTTTGTAACTATCGAAATAATAGATGCAAAGAAATATGAAGGTTTAGAAGTTGACGATTATAAATGGTTATTCGCTCGGTTTTTAAAAGATAATTATCGTTGGAAACAAGGAGGGAAATTTTGGCAACAAATGAAATTGACAAATCAATATATTACACCAATACACCAAGAGAGCGAAAACGATTTTATAGATATAATGGCAGACTGTGAAGAGAATTGTGATGAGGATTTAGATATGATAAAGTTTTACGGTGATTTTAACGCTGAAAAAATTAAGGTAGTTAGGCAAATTGAAAGCAACCTACCGCCACATTTCAAACGTCTTTATGATTTGTATATTAACGAAAAACTTTCTCTAGGTCAAATAGCTATTAGAATAGATATACCGAAAGCCTCAGTAAATAATTTAGTAAACGATTTAAAACTATTAATAATTAACCAATGGAATCAATCCTCTTCACCGTCCTCGCATTTTCCTGTATCGGATATATTATTGCGGAAACAGACATCTCAGATAAAATTAAAGATTTAATTTTTACCTCTGAAACCACTAACTTTTTTTATTCATTATTTAAGTATATTTTTTACTGTTCTTTATGCTTTAGCTTTTGGAGTTGCCTTATTTATACTGGCTCGTTATTTAGTGCAGTTATTTCGGGAATACTTTCGGAAATCATTTCTAAATATATCAGCTATGAGCGATAGACAATATTACGAAGATATTAAAGTTTTTTTTGAAGGAGTAACTAGCAATAAGTTTACCCACGAACAGATAAAAGAAATGGTTCGTCTATATCGGTTTAGATTCAATCCTCATCAGGAATATACTCAATGTGGTAGTTGTATTAGGAGGATGCTCAAAAGCCTCAGAAAAGACTTATTAAGCTAGAGGAAAATACTTACCTAATCCTTTTTGTTGACGATTAGCAGCACTCCAAATCTGAATAGTCTTAGGTTGGTCAGGAATAACCGCCCCTGTCTCTAATTGCTTTTTAGTTATTCTAGCCTTCTGCCAAATGTGTCTGCAATTAAACCCGCCCTGAAATAAAAATACTGAATATCCTAATCTCTCGGAAATCATTAGTAAGTCAGTTTCTCCCCAGTATTTATTTAAATCTAAAACTCTTTTACAAAATGGTCTAGTCTTATCGTCATAGCGGCCTTTATAATAATAGTAAGCCTGTAAGGTATCTACTTGTTTAGCCAGTTCAATATACTCAACGTCTTCCTCTTTAATTAAATCTTTAGAGATACCAGTATTAGATAGAAATTCTAAAATAATATCGGCATCTACTTTTAATCTAGCCTCTTTATATTTTTTTAATGCGTCACACATAATTACATACTTCTAAAAAAATTCTGAATACTTTTTTCTGTTTTATTTTGACCTGTGTAAATATCACTAGTGTAAACGTCTCCATGATCTGGATACATATTCCTACTTGGATTATTATATAATGTTAATGTAGCATTATTATCTGAAAGGCATAACCACTCTTGAACCCTCTGCATATAATGCTCGTAGTTATCCATACACGATTGTTTTAAATCTCCCACCTCTTTGAACGAAGCAGACTCGGTAGTATCGCTAGTACCCTTCAAAATACCTTTATTTCTTATTCCTACATTGATAAATGGAATAGCCTCAACTAAGGTAAGCCATGCGATAGCGGGTTGAGATAATTGTAATAGTTCTGTTTCTTTTGTTATCAAATTTCCTGCACTTATACCACTCATCAGTCTCTCGTAAAATTCACTTCCGAAAACGTGCTGTGCATATTTATCTTGTGCAGTTATAATAAATGGAGCGATTAACTTAATGTCAACGTTAGCACTTATAGGAGTGTACTGTTGTAAAAAAGTTTCGTTTATAAATGTCGCTTTAGTGATTGCCATTACTCTAGTGGATTAAGTTTAATAATTTTCGGCTGAACGTGGATACCCATCCTGTATAGTGCCTTTTGCATATTTTTCTCTATCCAAATTTGCTCAGGAGTAATTACAACCCCATCGAATATCTTATAGGCACTCTCTAACTCTGCTCCGCCACCTGCTAAACCCGAAGGCACAGGAATACCTAATAAGCTAGGAGAAGTAATTCTATTAACCGTTAATATTTGTTGAACACATTGCTCAGATAAAGTGATTAATTTATCGTCAAAATTTTCAATCTTTAAAGGATCTACGTCAGGAGCATCCTCCTTAGAATTACTAAACATTACTAGCACTTTATTTTTTTTCCCACTTGCCGAATATTGTCTATTTAAACTTCTTACAATTTCATCCTCTTGCTCAGGTGAACTTGGTTTCTTATAAAACTTAATAACTAAACTAGGTTGGTAACCTTCATTAACATTATTTAATTGTAAGTCTCCTGACTTAGCATCTGCCTCTATCCAATTAATAGCAGAGTAATAGTCAGGTAATCCGTAATACTCATTTGATAAATCAGGTTTCTTAAAATACATAATAGCACTTCTATCCTCGTCATCATTACCAACGGTATGAATCTCTTTAGGTTTCTCAGTTTTATTATTTACTAATTCCCAATGACGAGAGTAATAATAAGTATCTACCTTACCGTAATTATTATATTTCCCACTTCTTAAATGAGCGGAATCAATATTATTAATCTGTGTATATTTACCTTTATCTACTGACTTAATTAATTCGATAGCCATAGCACCAAATGCTACACTATTATAAGCCCATTGATAAACCAAATCACTTAAAGACTGGTCTGTGCCATTCGGGTTTTCTATTAGTGTTTTTAACTTCGCTTTCGCCTCGATAGAGAGATTATCATAACCAACAAACTCAATACCCTTACCTGCTATCATTGTAGCTTTAGAAACAACACAGGCTCTATGTATAGCAGAGCGCATAAGTAAAGAAATCCAATACTGAGGCACTAAATTATCTTCACCAAATGAAATATATTTATCGCCTTGTTTTTCTTTAGCAATAGGAGTACCTATATAATTTTGAGAGCCAAACATTACTGAGGCATCCTTAATTATTTCCTGTTTATTTCTGCTTATATCTAGTCCAAATATTTTCATGGCGTAAAGGTAGGTATTTCTGTTGTAACTCCTGTATCAAATGTAGGTAAATCTGTTTCAGTTTCCCAAACATAAACCTTACCTTTTTCTAATATATTTAACGAAGGTGAGTAATCATTAGGATCGGTATCCTGTGGAGATTCTACTTCTGCCTCGTAAATAGTATAGCAATGAAAACCCTTTTTTAAATCTAAAGTATTTTCATTAATCTCGAATAAATTAAATCTCTCAGGATATGGAGAAACGTCAGGTAAAATAAAATTTACTACTTCAAAAGTTAAATCGTGAACAAATGAAAAAATATAAATAGGCGAAGTGATAGTAACTTTTTCT